GTACTATTCTCATTATTGTGTTTAGCAACAGCTAAATATATTGAATTATCATCTTGTACAGGGGGTAAACCATGTCTATCAAAATGTCGTCCAAATGCTGTAGCTCCAATTTGAGCGATTGTATTAAAACCTTGGTTATATAGGCGAGTAGGGCCCGGTATTAATTCATTAACAACGTTAAATACACCAGCAGCTGCAGATGATATAATACCAAATAATCCATCTCCACTGCCTTTAAATCTTTTAACTTCAAGCTTAGGATTGCTGAATTGCAATTTAACTTGACGCTGAATGAATAAAGGTCCGCGTGGTTTGTCTTTAAGAAATCTATTGATTCGTTCAGTATCAATCTGTGAGGCTCTGTCGGCAGTTGTTATACCACCACGAACTAAACCATCATCAGCTATTGATTGAGCTAATCTTAATGGAATTGGGGTGGTAATATAAGGCTGGCCACTATCACCGTTTCCACGGCGATCACGACCATACTTAATGGATTTTTGCGAGAACTTTCCAGTACCGCCATTATTATTTCCATTATAGTAGAAAAAATTAGGATCGTTATTTAATAACGTTACTAGTTTTGAGCCTGCCATTTATTATTATTTCTTAGTTGGTAAATTGTTCAAATATGAACCTTTACCTGGCTTGTATTTTGAACCTAAGTCATCCAATTTTGATGGTTGTGGTTTCATACCGTCACCGCTAATTGTACGCCATTTAACATTAGGTTTTCCTGTTGTTGAATATTGGTCGTGTAATGAAGCTGGTGGGATAGGGTCAACACCAAATTGTGATGGTTTTTCACCTTTAAGTCCTAGTACCATTTTTGATAAGCTTGATAAAATTCCCATGTGTTTGTGTTTTGATATAAATATTTAAAATTAAGGCATTGTATACCCAGTAGATATATTTTGTGCTGTACCTGTTTCTGTTTGTCTTCCTACAACTGTACCTAGTTGTCTACCATCTACATTTAATGCGAATTGTGGAGATGGTTGTGGTCTATTCATAGCTGTTATTACTTCATTTTTAAATGACGTAAATGCGTTGATAAACGGTGTTAAATCTAATGTTGGTGATGATTGTTTTGATGAAGGAGTAATTATGGAAGTTTGGGGTGATTGTTGGTTAGTAACATTAATATTGGGAGATACTGCTAAGCCATCACCAACTGCTGTGATTGCAGTTTGACCATACTTGTTTTTTATTTCAAAAGGACCGTCATTTGAAAATGATACACCATCTTGTACTTTTTGAGGTTGTCCATTATTTGCTTTATTTAATTCCTCAAGTTCTTTTTTAGCACGCATTGCTGCTTTATTAGTATCTTCAAATTCTCTTGCATAACTTTGTAAAACTGTTGTATTAAGACCTATAGGTTCAAATAATGAAGTTCCTATATCAGCTATATATCCTAAAGTAAGTTTCATTCCTTGTCTTAGATCTGATTCGCCTTTTGCAATTTCTTCTAATATTTGTTTTTGTTCATTTAATTTTTTAACTTCAACTTGCTTTGCTTCTCCTTCTGGTAGTCTAGATATGTTTTGTTGGAGTTGAGTTGCTTTAGATGCTACATATTCAGCTTCAATTTCTGCACCCCCACCAGTAACAAGACTCATAGCATCAGCAATACCTTTTAATAAATTTGCTAATCTATCTAATGTACCGCTTGTAACTAAATTAGTAAATATTTCTTTTGCTTTATCTAAAGCTAAATTAAATTTTTCTTGTGCATCTAAAGAACGTTGAGCTGTTTCTAATTCTTCACCCGTTAATTTACCGGCCATTAGTCTATTAGCTAAATCTTCTTTGCCGGCTGCTTTAAATCTATCAATTGTTTTTCCAGTTTCAGTACCAATAAACTTTTGGTACATTAACGAATCCGCTAATTGATCAACAGTCATACCCGCTGCCTTAGCAATTACTTGCTGATGGATAGCAGACATGCTTTCAAATTCCTCAATTGATCCTACTTGTTTAAGTACTTCTTGAGTAGCACCAACATAATCTTTTCTCAATGCTAATGATCTAGCTTGTTCTAGGTTAAATCTTCTACCTAAGAACACACCTGCTTCTAATTCATTGCTTATTGATGATTCAAAATCTAATAATGAATTGGATATATTTCTCGCATCTTCTAAACTAAGGCCTAATTTATCAGCTTGTAATACAGCGTCAGTAAGGGCAGGTAAATTACCTCTAAAATTAAGTAAAATTTGACCACTTACTCTAGATACTTCTTGTAATATTTTAGTACCATTTGCTACCATTTTATTTTGGTTAGCAAAAGCAGCTATTTGATCATAAACTATTCTTCTACCTCTACTCCCTTCAGCATTATTAAGAATAAAGTTTTTATTTAATTTAGCAGCCTCCTCTTCAGATAAACCTAATTCTTTAGTTAATGCAATTTGATTTTCAAGAGCTGTTGTAGAATATAATATTGTAAACTGTGATAATTGTGATAATTGGATCTGAGCATCAATAACGTCTTGAAGTCTATTATAAGTAGTATCAATGACATTTGAGATACCTATAAAATAACTTCTTATACCTTGTGCTTCATTTTTAGATATTGATAAATTTTTAGCTAATGATGTTACTTGTTTATCAACTTCAAACATAGCACCTACTAAAAATTTTATAGCTTTAACAGCTAACATTATTAAAGCTAAAGGACCTAAAGCAGCAGATAGACTGTCTCCTAAAGATCCAAATCCTAATTTTAATTGGTCAAAAGAAGAAGCACCATTTTTAGCAGCAGTTCTCATTGCTTTTTGAGCACCCTCTATATCTAATAAATCACCTATAATAGGGATTTTACCTAATCCTTTAATTAGATTAGCTGCTACCCCTCCAACACTATTATTAATTTTGTTTTCTTTTTCTAATCTATCATCTAATAATCCAAGAAGTTTCAACATATAATTGTTTTCATCTTTGATTAATTCGCCATTATCATGAAGAAGACCTTTTAATTCTATTAATTGAGCTGCTCTTTTAGCTTGTAAAGCAATAGCTTGTTTTTGTTCTTTAGTAGCATCTTCTGCTGCCTTTTGATTAGTTATTCTTCTTAATTCTTCTAATTCAACATTTTTAAATTCTTCTTCTAATCTTGACTTTTGTAATTTAAGATTAGATAATTCAATTTTTGCTTTTGACTGTAAACTTACTAAATCTTTTTTATTTAAATCAGCAATATCTTCAGCATCGTATTTTAATTTATCTGCTATACCACCTAATGTTCTGAAGCTTCTATTAACATCAATAGATGTTCTATTAACTTTACCTAAATCTTCAATTACATTTTTAAATGTGTCTTGTAAATTAGTAAATTCGCTATTTATTTCATCAAGTTCTTTTCTCCAAAGTTTTAATAATTCTTTAATAGCCTCGGCATCATTTTTGAATTTAGAAAGATCAACTTTTGAGCCAAGTTTAGCAGCAATCTGCTGTAACTCTTCAAAGTCTTTTTTTAATTGATTTAATTCTTCTTGTGTTGCCATAATTTGATATTGCGCCGTATAAATATAAAAGCGCCCTATTTCTTAGGCGCTTTATTAGTTGTGTATGTTGGTTGTTTTGGAGCAATGTTAGGTCGTGATACATCCTTATTATTCTTTATATTTTCAACTGAATTTTCTAAGGTTTCTTGATCTTTTGCTTGCTTTTCGTAGTGCTCCTTTAATGTTTCAAACGTAAATCTACGTAACCATATAGGCATATTATATATAGTATTCCAATCATAACCACCCTGACCATTAAATACTATTTCGTGAATGGTTTTAAATAGATGTAATCTATAATCCTGCGTCAGGCCAAAAAAAGTTAAGTGATACTGGAATTTCTATGCCCTCCCCAACATAGTCTTCATCTTGTGGAATAAATTTCATATTAATGTCTGGGGAAATAGTAGAATAGTATTTGCGTAAAGCTCTAGCGTCCGGTGCTAATAAGGCATTATCAACAAAATCACGGATTGTTTTAATATCACGATCACCATTAATAGAAGTAACCATGTGTTTTAAACGTGTTGTTGAGTCTGTTGAAGCATTTGGGTTGATTTTTTGTAAACCCTTAATTTCAGCATCTATTTTTTGCTCATCACCGTGTGTTAATAATTTAAATGTTATTACATTACCTGAATTTGGTAATGAGAATGAAAATTCATTTTCACCTGCTTTAAATAAAGAAAAATCAACTTGTTTTTCGCTTAATTGTGTTAAATCAACTACAATCTCTTTACCACCATAGGTAATAGTATATTCTTTACCATAGCCTAAAATACGGGCTGCAATTAATAAAGCATTTTTATCACCTATTAACAATTGATTATAGTCAACTTCTGTTACTATTAATTCTTTTAATAATTTATCTAATACTGTACCTTGACGAATGTAGTTAGAGTTTGTAAGGATATCTTCATGTCTAGCTGTCATGTAACGCATTTCGATTTCACCTTTAGATAATGGTGATTCTTTAGGATACAATAAACCTTTAGAAGGTAATGTAACTTGTTCGGTTGGAATTTTAAATTCTGCCATATAACGTTTTTATTTGTGTATATATAAATATACGACAAAGAAAGGCATCTGCCAAAGCAGACGCCTTCTTTATAAAGAATATTGAAAATATCTTAGAAGTTCAATACGCAATAATCCATAGCGATTGAAACACTCAAGTTAATTGCTGCATCGTTAGCCCAATCGTATTCACCGAATGTAGCTGTCTTTACATAAGCACCTTTAATGATCCACTCACCTATGATATCGCCTACTGGACCCAAAATATCTAAAGTTAAGTCTTTTTTATAGAAATCAGAATAACCATCACGGCCAGTTACTGATTCATGAGCCAAACGAGCCCATTCCATTACTGCTTGCGCACCAGATGGAGTTACAGGATCGTATAATCCTAAAGTCATGTCATTCCAACGAACTTTACCTTTTACTTTACGGTAAACGTTGATATGATCTAATATGATTTCTCCTGCTTCGAATCCAGGTGCTGTTGCACTCTTGATTAAGTATGCTGGGATACCATCTATGTACATAATGAAACGATTCTGAACTTTTGGTTCAAAAGCGGTGAACATTATTTCGTTAGCGTCTAATACTGCCATTTTATGTTAAATTTAATTGCTATTAATAAATATTAAGAACCACATCCCCTTATGCAGGGAATGTAGCGCCTGTTGGTAATACGTTAAAGTTTAAGATGATAAATTCAGCAGTTTTAGTTGGTTGGATATAAATCTGACCTACTAATTGGTTTCTATCGATTACATCTGGAGTATTGTTCGTATCGTCCATTACTACTTTGTAAGCGTATAAACCTTGTCTTTGTACTACTGATTCTAAGTAAGGGTTAACTTGAGCTAAGAATCTATTTCTTGTTGCGTTTGTATTTTGTTCGAATACTAAATTGTTACCTACTTGACCAATGAAGAACTTCAAGGCGATCAATAAACGACGAACGTTTACTCTATCTAATGAAGTTTGTCTACGTTGTAATGTCTTTTGACCAAATACTACAACACCTTCTCCAGGGAATGTAGCTAATGGATTAACATTTGCACTGTATAATGTATCACGATCTGCTTGAGATAATTTTCTTTCAGCTCTTAATACTGATGGAACACCACCGCGGTTTAAACCTGCTGGAGCGAACCATTCAGCACCTACTTGGTCGTTGAATGCTAAAACACCACCCATTACTGTTGTTGGTGTAGCCCATACTGTTTTACCTAAGTTTGAGTTGAATAATTGAATCCAAGGATAGTATGTAGCTGAGTAGTTACTTGATTGACCAGCAGCTGTATTTGTAGCAGCTGTGATTGTAGTACCATAGATACCAGTGTTGATTGGAGCAAAAGCATCGCCTCTACCTTCAACAACTGAAATTACTGTTGCAGCAGCAGCGCTATCTAAGCCTACAGCTGGAACTAATAATACGTTAAATTGATATTCGTCTTTGTTTGTTAATAAAGCTAATGCTGTATTGTAATCTCCTACTGCAAACCCTTCCATATTAGCAGCTGTGATGTATTCATTCATCAATTGCTGTCTGTTTGTAGCAGCAAATCCACCTGCAAATGAACCACCATAAGAACCACTACCTACAGCTGGTAAAGAACCGCTATAAGTAGCTGCTTTGTAGTTACCATTGTTATCAATAGAATCTACTTGTGGGTTAATTACTGATGCAATACGAATATATTCAGAAGCGTTAGCAAATGAACCTTGATAATTAATATATGGAGTACCTGAACTATCTACTGTGTAAACTGGTTTTACATCACCAATTACTCTAGAGATATAGTTAGGTTGAGCTGGGTCTAATGATAAATTAGGCCAAGTTTCGATATAGTTTGGATTAGCTGTGTTATCATCACCTCTGCGAACTGCTAAAGTAAATACACCACTACCAGTGTTTACATTTGTTACTTCCCAACGTACATTTACTGCACTACCGTTAGTTAAAGCACCACTTGAAATACTACCTGTGTTGTTCATTTGATCACCCCAAGATAATGTCTCGATTGTGAATGAATTAACAGAACCTGTAAAAAGGCTACTGCTAAAGTTAAGAACAGAAGCGGCTGCATAGTTGCTAACATTAGCTGAACCACTAATAACACGAGTTACTAGTAATGTTTGACCACCGTTTTGGAAGAATTCTCTAGCTGCGATTGAAGTTAGATATTCATAATAGTAGCTACCACTTTTGAAGGTAGTACCGAATTGTGATTGGAATTCAGAGAATGAAGTTACATAGGTTGGTACTAAAGGTAGACCAGATACTGTAGGACCTACAACGGCCGTAGCAGTACCAGCAATTCCTCTTTGTACTAAACTTTGATCTGATTCATTCTGGAATACACCAGGAGAAATGATTTTTTCGCTCATTTTTTATGTTATTTTTGAAATTTTATTAGGATTGACCTAATAATAAATATCCAAAAACCACCATAAACCGCGAATACTTTACTGAGCTGGTGTAATATCTCCTGTTTCAGGATTTATAGCGCCTGTACCATACTTTGTTTGCAGTGTAGCGACTAGTGCCGTTTCTTTCTGCTCAATTGTATCTAAATCACCTAGTAAAATGATTTTGTCTTCGCGCAATTTTTTACTTTGTTTTTCAAGTGTTAAAATTTGCGTTTCAACAACACCAATTTCAAATACTGTTTGATTGTACTTTTGTTGTAATTCTTTTACTGATTCTAATTCTTCAGGAGTTAATTGTGACATAACGTTTATTTTTATTTTACCCATTTTTTGCCTGGGCAGGCGTTAGGTCCCGCAGGACTAAATACTTTTTTCTTTAAGGGACATCCACATAAACCACACGTGTATAAATCTAATAACTTAGTATAAGTTTTATGTTCGCATGTATCGCATACAGCGGTACGTTGTTCAGCTAATAGCTTTTGTTCAGGAGTGGGATTAGCCGCAGCCACCCACGCCTGAAATATTTCACTAAGCTTGTTCATCAGCTACAACCAATTTAAAGAATGTTGGGTAGTTACTATCTGACTCGATGCTATCTAAAGCACTAAGTTTAACAGCTTTATACTCTAATTCTTTTTCTTCTTGTAACAATGTGTTGAATTCTGTTTGGAACTCAATGAACTTTGGATTGTTCTTACCATCTACAATGTTACCTTCTTCATCTTTAACGATGTCGACATACATTGGGATACTGATGTTACCTGTCTCGTCAGCTTCGCCATGCTTCTTGATTAAATCTTCTTTTAAAGACTCAACGCCAGCTTTTTCAGCAGCAACTTTCTTAGACAATTCTGTTAACCAATACTTATCGGTTAACTTTAACTTTTCGGCTAATAAACCAGCTGAAATTTTTTCGCCAGTTTGTTGATTCGTAACACCGTTTAATTCTGATTCTAGATTGTAGAATTCATACAATTTTAAACTGATTTTTTCCATAATTACTTCTTAGTTGTTTTTTTAGCTTTTGGAGCTGATTGTGTTTTTGCTTTTGGAGCTTTAGTTACTTTAGTAACGGCTGCTTTTACGTCGGCAACAACTTCTTTAACTTCTTCAACTTTAGTTTCGATAGCATCAGGAATGTTGTTGTTGTTTGTGTCTGCAACTTTACCAGTTTTCATTGCAATGAAAAGAGCAATGGCAACCACAGCAGCAATAATGATGATTGTTAACATAATTAAATTTTATTTGTTTGATATAAATATATACAAAAGGTAGGAGACAACCAAATTTTTTTAAACAGATCCATATCCTAATCCAATTTCAATATTATATGTTGATCCAGGACTAGCAGTAAATGAATGATATATTTCAGTATATCCTGAATTTGTGTTAGTATTAGCTACCCTCCCTCCACCAACATTTATAAAGCTGTATATTGGTTGACATGGAGAAGCACCATACCCATTTGATGAAGCATAAATAGTTACACCATATCTGCCATGAACTGTTAAACTACAACTACCTCCAAATGTTAAAAAAGTACCAGCATTAGCTCCACTTTCAGTATTAGACATAAAATTGCCACTAAACGGGCCTTGATATCCAAAGTCAGGATCTGTTGATACAATCCAACCATAAGAGTCCATTGACATAGAACACCCATCATACAATTGACCTACGTTTTGAGACATATTAACGGCAGCTGTACCTAATTGATATCCTCTAAATTCACTCATACCATCTGGTACTGTTTTTCCAGCATCAGCACTTAATGTTCTAAGTGAACCAGCTCCATTAACTAATTCTTGTCTAATAGCACCTATTGATAGGTTAGTAGATGGTAAAACACCCATATTATAGTCTTAATTTTAATTCCTCAATTTGTGCTTGTTGCTCTTTGATAGCTTCTACCATTAAACCCATCATTTTTGAATAGTCTAATGCTAAGAAACCATCATCTCTAGTTTTAACTACTTCTGGTAGCACTTCTTCTACTTCTTGTGCTATTAAACCTGTTGTTGGGGATTGTTTTGTTACTTCATTTACATCACTATTCCATTCCCAAGTTACACCATTCAATTTTGATACTTTTGATAATGCGTTTGTAATTGGTTGAATGTTATTCTTATGTCTTTTATCCGAAGTATAATATGCTATGATATCACCTGTTGCAGTTATTGAACCATTAACTGTTATGCCAGTAAATGTTGGACTATTACCTGTACCTACACTTTGATTAATTGTATAAGCACTAATATTAGTAGCATTACCTGTTAAAGTAGCTGTAATTGTTCCTGCACTAAAATTACCACTCGCATCTCTTGCTACAATTGCCGAAACTGTATTTGCAGATGTAGCAGTTGTAGCTGAATTACTTACTTTACCTGCTGTACTAATCGTAGCAAGTTTTGTATCAACTATTGCTGCTGAAGCGTTAATGTCTCCATTAACTATTGTACCATCAACAATCATAGCACTCGTTACAACCCCCGCCGCTATTGTTGTTGCATTACCAACTGAAGTTACATTACCTGTTAAGTTTGCGTTTGTTGTTACTGTTGTAGCAGTTGTAGCTGTAGTAGCTGTAGTTGCTGTTGTTGCCGTAGTGGCATTGCCTCCAATACTTAATCCAGCAGCAGTACCTGTTAATCCAGCACCACTACCATTATATTGTCCTACAACTGTTACTGAACCTGAAGTTAAAATTGATCCTGTAAATTGGTGAGTATTACCAATAACACTACCAAATTGTGTGCTACCACTATATACTGAAGTAGTATTTACTACTAGTGATTGGGCAGTAATACTACCGCTAACTGTTAGGTTATTTCCAACTGTAGTATTTCCAAGTATTCTTAAACTGGTGAATGTTGGATTACCAAATTGTGCTACTAGATTTACAGTTTGACCCATTGTTGTATATTATTTATGGGTAAAAATTTTCCATTACTGAATCTTCTGTTACTATTTTATAAGTAGTAGGCACAGATATATGTGATTGACTAGTTAAATTAAGTAATAAATAAGTTAATGCAATAGTTGCAAACAACTTAATTGCGTTTTTAAAAGTATTTAAATTAATTGTTATCATGTTATTATTTTTAATATCCGTATCTTGCTTTAATAGCATTGTAGATTGCATCTATACCTGTAGTTCCAATGTCTGATGTATAACCAGCAGCATAACCATAATATCCATCTATCCAGTTATTGTATCTTAGTCCCATAGAAGGACCATATGCATCTTGAGTTGATATTCCACCTAATGTTGCAGAATTTGTATATCTAGTACCGCCCATATAAATATCTGTTGAACAAACGCTACCATTATATCTTAATGCTGTCATATACCAAGTATTATAAGCAAAAGCGGGAAGTGTACTGCCAAAATCTGATATTACGGCTCCTGCTCCAAAACGTTCTACAAAGAATCTTTTAGGAGATTCATTAGAAATGTTTATCTCATATCCATATGGATTTTGATCAGATGAAAATATACCTGGATAAGTACCACCACCATGTGAAGATAATTTAAGCCAAGCTACCATAGTGTGAGCTTGTGTTCCTGTAAAATGAGCTGTATTTACTAATCTTACTGAATATTGTGCTCCACCTCCATTAGCTAAATTTAATGTGCCTGGAGCTGTAGTACTATATCCATTCACAGTTGTTGGGCTACCTTTACCTGTACCAGTTACAAACACACCATCATTTGCGTTTCCACTTAAATCTTTAATTGCTGTTCCTGAATTAGAGTAATCTGTAGTAGATGCAAAGTCAAATAACATGAATGGAGAACCATATTTGTAGTATGATGTAGCTGCACTGTAACCATAAAATTCACTTATGGAATCTGGTGTGCTTTTTCCAGCATTAGAACTAAGTTGTCTTAGGCTATATGATGATGCAAAACCACCATTATTTACCTCTTCATTTCTAATT